CCGACGCCCATCACGGGATGGATCAGCAGCTGGCCGCCCATCAAGATCCACTCGCCCCACGCGCCGCTCTCGTTGTACGAACGGCGGCGTATCCACTCGTCGACGTCGGACACGAACATCATCGGTTCCTGCGTCGAGGTCGAGCGCCATACGTTGCTGGTCAGCAGCATGCGCTTGTAGTTGGCGGGGAGGTCGAACGCCGTGGTGACGCCGTCGCCAGTATAGGTCGCCGCCGTGCGCAGCGTGGTCCAGTCGCGTGTGTCGTAGGCGATGCGCTGGCCCATCTCGTTGGCCAACGACACCATCTCCTGCATCGTGCGATTGGTGTTCAGCCCGCCAAACACCGAGCCGGGTAGCGCCACGCCGACGGCGGCGCAGACATCCCGCACCACCGTCAACAGGGTCATGTTAAGCCGCCTTATCGGGCCGTGCGTCGAGCGCCATGCGCACCAGTGCCTTGCGGTTCAGGCTGCCGATCGGCGCCTGGCCGGTCTGGGTGGTGATGTACTCGCGCACTTGGTCGAGGTCCATGTCCTTGAACTGGCCTTCGCCGCCGGTTTTCTTCAGCGCCTCGTTGTCCTCGGCGAGCGCCATGTTCTTGGCGCGTAGCGCCTCGAGCTCGGCCTGCAGCTGAGTGGCCGGCGCATTCTCCCGCGCTGCGGCGAGATACTCGTCGGCGCGGTTCTTCTGATCGCGCCCGTTCGGGCCGAGGTTTTTCAACTCCTGGCCGTCGATCGCGGCGAGCTGCTCGACCGTGTAGATGTTCTGCGCCCGCAGGCTGGCGCGCTGGCCCTCGGTGAGGAAGGTGGCGTAGTCGAGCGGCGTGCCGCTCTTGGTCTGCTGCACCTGCGCCTGGAACTGGCGATATTGGTGCGGGAAGCGCTCGGCATAGGTGATCGAGGTCTGCTCGCCGGTGAACGGGTCGACCCGCCAGTGCGAATGCGCATGCGCCGGATAAGGCGTCCAGTTGCGCGAGCCAGGCACGCGCACCTCGCACACCTCGACATCATCAAAAATCGGTCGTCCCTCGGCGGCGCTGCGCCCGATATTGGGGATCGCCATGTTGCGGAACGTGGCCACCAGGACGGCATCCGGGTCGCGTGACTGCATCTGCATCGGGATCATTCTAGGCTCCTTGGTGTCTGTGAAACATGGTCGGAACCGCCGCCGACCAGGCTCGTCACTGAGCCGGCGGCGGTCCCTTCACCAGGGGAGGGCGGGAAGGATTGGGGGGTCTTTTCCCTCCCCCGATGGCGTCAGGAGGCCGGGACCGAGTCGTACAACCTCCAGTTCATTTGCGGGTTCACCATTGTGAGCTCGCCCATCCAGCCAATGAATTGAGCGATCGCGTCTTTGTCTATCGGCATCTGTCCTTCGCCCTCGAACAGCTTATCGAAGTTGCGTTCGGGGTGATAGCGCAGACGGAAGCTATCCGTGTTCAACCCGAAGGTGGTATTGGCCGGCATATTACTTCCGATGCCGCCGTCCAATACTATTTCAGCCCGTTTTCCGCCGCCGATATACTCCAGAGCAGTGAAGCCGAGCTTGCCCATGCTCGTCTCGTTGGTCTGGCGTTGTATGGCTACCGTTGCGGCATCATAGGCGGCATAATGTTCCGGGGACATGACCAACAGGTCGGCGTATTGCCGGCCGCGGCTCTGCTTGGTCATCACCGCGTTGATCAGCGGGCGGATCGTGGTGGCGTTGACCTGGGTGCCGATCGCCGCGGAGTAGGTGTGCGCGTCGTAGGTCTTGGTCTGCCAAATCGTGGCGGTGGCGCGGTCGATGCCGCCGTAGACGCCGGTATTGGTCACGATCGGCAGTGCGGTGGCGAGCCCGGTGAGTTGCTTGCCGCCGTTGGCGGTGCCGTCGCCGTACAGCGCCGCGTCCATGGTGTCTTCGAGCGAGCGCTCGGCCGCCTCCATGTAGGCGTCGAGCACGTCCTCGAGCTGGTTCTCGCCCTGGTTGTTCAAAATTTCCTGCATTGACAGCACGATAGGCACAACGACCATTTTCGGGTCGTAAAACGCATCGTTAAACAGGTCAATTGCAGGGTTGAGCAGCTGATCGTAGCCCGAGTACCATTGAGCCACTTGTTTTGCAATCTGTAGTGTCTGGCGGATGCGCGGCCCGCTGTAGGACTGCCACAACCCCTTGCGGCGCATGACCGCCAACAAGGCGTTGTTGTTGGAGACGAGGTCTTCATAAGAGCTCGAGCGGCTTTCGACCGCCATGCTCAAGATCTGTTGATAAGCAGCATTGGTGGTAATGTTGGGCATCAGTGATGCTCCCCGTTTGGTGTTGGATCAGAGCGAGCCATTCGCGCGCTTGATGGCGTCGGCGATGGCTTCGCGGCGGCCGACTGGCTTGTCCCTGCGCGCCACGCCGTTGGACGGGCCTGCGGGGGCTCCAGAAATGGACTTCGCTGCGGTACGGGTCTGAGCCGTCGGGGTGCGGGTCTGAGCCGCGTGGGTTGCCGGGTGGAGCATCTCCGCTCGGCGGTAGGCGGTGTCCAGATCGAAGCCGAGCTTGATCTCCTGCTCGATCAGCGGACCCAGCTCATCAAACCGTGGGTGCGCGTCGGCGTACCGATCAAGCGCGCTGCGGGTCTGACTGAACCTGGCCTGATACTGCATCTGCTGGATGCCGGACGCAAGCGTACTCACCGCCTGGTGCAACTGACCGATCTGCTGGCTCTGCGCGCTCTGGTTATTCTGCGCCTGCAGCAGCTGATGCTGTTCGGGCGACTGGTTGAGCACATGCCAGGCGATGTCGCGCAGCCCGATCCGCTGCCCGTCCGGCGTGCGCAGATTAAGATTGTTGACGATGGTGTCCAAACCCGCGACCGGGTCGGCGCGCAGCTTGCTCTCCATTGAGACGTAGTTGTTAAGCGCGCGAGCGAGCGTGGTGCCCTGCTGCTGCGCCATCTCATGGTACGGCTTGACCGCCTGGAACGCCTCGACCTCGGGACGATAGCGCTGGTAGGCGCGGGCGAACTCGGTGTGCATGCGATGCACCTCGCCGCGCACGCTCTCTGGCGTGGTCGCCCACTCCGCCTTGGCCCGCTCGTGCAGCCGCGGCGGCGGCTCGCGGTAGGGCGTGCCCTCCGGCAGCTGAGGGGCGCTACCGTGCGGGGGTTGGGGTGACACGGTGTCACCCTTCTGCTCGCGCGACGCGAAGTGCCCATGTTCTGCTCGCTCGCGCTGGTCCTTCGGCTTGTCCGCCACCTTGACCTGGGGCTGGTCGTCGGGACGCTTCTTCAAGTCGATTGTCGGCTTCTCCCGGTCGACTGCCTCGGGCGGCTGGTTGTCGCCGATCTTGGCGCGGCGCGGCTGCGGCGGGTTGTCGGCGCGCGATTTGGCAAAAGCCTTCTGGATCGCCTCGCGCCGGCTCGACGCCTCAGCGACCTTGTCTGGCGCCTGGGAGCCGATCGGCGCCGGGGTCGATGCTGGGTTTTGATTGACCGGAACTTCAGCCTGTTGCGGCGCGGGTGCCGGGGCTGGCGCAGGCGGGGGCGTATTGGGGGCGTTTACGACGTCAGACATGGCGCATCCTCTGGCCGCGACGAGCGGCGGTTAAGACGAGCCTTGAGGTGGAACCGCGGTCGGACCCCCGTCCCCCGCGTCGTAAATCAGCGCAGCCGGTGACCGGCCTTGAACTTCTCCGTTGCCGTCTTGAGCGCCTCCCGGCGCGCGGCCTTGACTGCCTTGGTGTCGGTCGACCGCCACTTCGGCGGCGGCTTCTCGTTGCCGACCTCGGTTAATCCGAGCGAGCGCCCGGTAGCACGAAAAGCGCGCTTGGACGTATAGAAGCGGCCGTCGACCTGCTCAGTCGGCGCCATCTCGTCCGAAATCACCATCGGACACGGCAGCCTCGAGCGCGCCACTGACGCGCTCGGTTTATCGACGCGCCAGACGTTCGGCGCGACTTCGATCAACTGTACCATCGTTCTCCCTTAGCAGCGGCGGCGCCACGAACATCACCGCCAGGCCGGCCTTGCCGGCGGCAACCTTGACCACGGGGATGCCGCGCCCGTTGGCCGCCTCCGTCACAGGCATACCCAGCTGAGGAGCAGTACCCGTGACGTCGACGACAGGCATGCCGTTCGAGGTGACAGTAACGACCGGCACTCCCATGGTTACTTCTTGCCTTTCTTGCTGCGCTTGCTCGCCGGCTCGGCCTTCTTCGGCCGGCGCTGTTGCTCGCGCTTAGTATTGCTGTCGCGTGCCACGGCGGTGAACTCGAAGCTGAGTACATCGCTCATCTCCTCGCCGCGCGTCACCTCGACGTCGACGAGCTCGGCCACGTCCGAGACCGGACAGTCGGCCGTCAACGAGGTCTGCGAGACGAACACAGTCGGCACCTCGGCATCGTCGAACACCACGACGCAGTTCGGCGTAAAGCCGGTGCCGGTCACGGTGAGCGTGACAGAACCGGAGCCGACCACCGCGGCGTCGGGGTCAATATCGGAGAGCACCAACGGCGGCAGCTCGTGCTTGGGATCGTCGGGGATCTGGTTCGGGCCGTCCTCGCCAGTGTAGACGCGCGAGCCGGGCGGCTCGTTGATGCTGACCAGGCGATCAGTCTCACCCAGGCCGCCGGCGCCTTCCTTGGCCTGGCGCTGGCGGTTCTCCGCCTCTTCTTTCTGGTCCTCGGGATCCTTGGTGTGGTCGAGGCCGAGGCTCGGCCACTGCTGCGGTTTTAGCTCCGGCTCGGGCGGCTTAACGCCAGCCTGGCCTTCCATGCCGAGCCGCTTAGGATCGACGATGCCGCCCGGGTTGAGCACGCGCTTGTTCGGCGGGCCGATTTCCTCGGGCGACACGCTCGGAATGTTCGGATTGACGTTATCGCGCGTCTGCTGGCCCGGGTTGTTGCTGGTATCGGGCAGGCGGTCTTCCGGTTTGGTGCGCTCGATGAAATCGAACGGCTTCTTCTCCAGCAGCTCGCGCTGTTCGTCGCCTTCGGCCTTGGGCAGCCGCTCGCGCTGATCGTCCTGGTCGCGCTTGCGGCCGTCGTCGAAGTCGCGCTCCTTGGGCGGTGTCGCCGGGTGCTGTCGCTGCCGCTCATTGCGGCCGTCGTCGGGCGTGCGTGGCGTGTTCATGCTGGCGTTTCCTGTGCTAGAGCGAAAGCTCACGCAGAAATTTTCAAGTGAAGGTCCAGTTAGTAGAATTACTGGGGGTGCCACCGACACCGTTGACGACCGTGACCGGCAGGGTGCCGGCTGTGGCTCGCTTCGGCGCGTTGGTGACCGTCAACGAGGTGGCGGACACATAGTTCGTGGTCTGCGCGATGCCGTTGACGTAGACGACGCTGGAGCGATTGAAGTTGGTGCCGGTCACGGTCAACAGCGTGGTGCCGGCGCCGGAGACGTTGCTGGCGCCGCTCGCTGCCGACGTCGTCGGCGTGGCGACACCAGCCGTGCCGGTCAAGTAAGACGCATGGCTGGCATTCGGCGTGGTGGTGTAGGCGCCGAGGCATGATACGGTCTGCAGCTGGCCGTTCGGGCCGGGATTAGCCGAGGCCGCAGTTGCAACCACCTCGGTACCCGCGCCCTCGTGCGGCACGCTGGTGGAGGCGGGTACGACACCGTTGGCGGCACCGGGATAACTATTCTCGGTGCCGCCCGCAGTGGCGCCGGTACCGCTCGCCAGCGCAGCCGTATTGGCCGCGAACGCAACGAGCGATCCTGCAGCGCCGTCATCGAAGTAGGGCGGCGGATAGGTATTGAAGATGTTGTTGTCGGCCGCGTCCGCGTAGGTGTTCTTGGTGAAGTTGGGCGGATTGGGCGGCGTGGCGCCGGTGAACGACATGTTCGTCGGTGGAGTTGGATTAGGGGGAGTCACAGTTAATGCTGAAGCAGCCATTGTCGTCTCCTTTGCCGGCGTGGTACCATCTGCACCAGGGGTCCGGTAGCGAGCCTTAAGCCTACGGCTGCTACACGGCTGTTGTGGAAAGTGTCTCCGTCTACCGGGCTCCCTCTTCTCGCCGCGGCCATACTGCCGGCGCGATCGCGCCGGTCAATCCCAAATAACCCATCTGCGCCGGCAGCCCTGCAAGTGAGCGCGTCGGCTGCAACGAGCCTTCGTCGGTCTTACCATAAGTCTTATGTCCGGTCGCCTTGTGTGCGAGGTCGACGTCACGCAGCTGGCGGATCGACGGCGCCGGCAGCTTCGATAGGCCGGGAAACATGTTCTCGTGCGGCTCGAAGCGGTTGCGGATGCGGTCCCATTCCATCCACTGCGACATGAACAAGTTCAACCCGTTCTCGTCAGCAATCTTCTGGTTGAGGTCGAGCGCCTGCTTGTAGGCGCGCCCCATCTTAAACACCGTCTCCGGCTCGCGCACCCATTGCGCCTGTTGCAAGTGCTGCGGAATGTTCGGGTTGACCTCGCCAGTGGCGAGGCGGAATTTCGGCGTCTTGGCGTCGCCGACATGGTCGAGCAGCATTTCGCCAATGTGACCATCTGAGCCGCTCTTGGTCATCAGGTTGTCGAAGTCGGTGGCGAGGTCCGCGGGCGCTGCATCCTCGCCCTTCTTCGCGGCATCTGCGACGCGCTTCTCCTCACGCTTATTCCAGCGGCCGACACTCTGGTTCTCCCAGGCGGCGCGCTCGGCCGGATTGGCGAACAGGCCGCCGGTCTTCTCCAGCTCGCGCGCCATGTGCCGATCGATCGCGGAAATCGCGGCATGCGCCGGATCCTGCCACACCGTGCCGAACGAGCCGGTTTTCATCGACAGGCCAGGGATCTGCGAGGATATGCGCTCGACCGCCTGGCTCCAGCTCTCGTTGGGATCTTTGCGGAAGAATGCCGGGTTCTCCCGAAACATCTGCGCCATCTCGGCAACACGCGAATAGTCAGCCGTGCCGCGTGTGCCTAACCCGCCAGCCCCAGACGACTGCAGCCCGAAGCGCGCCGCGATGTTATCGCTCACCAGCTTGCGCGCTTGCGGGGTCACTTCCTCACCTGGCTTCCACGGGATCATGCTGGCGAGGTCGTTGAGCATCTCCGGCGAGCGCAAGCGCAGCCGCGACTGCGACAGCTGGTTGGGGAATAGTGGATTGTTCGGCGAGGTCATGCCGAACACCAGGCCGTTGAACACGTCAGCATCGCTCGCAACGCCGCCTTCCGGCGTCATGGTGCGACCGAGCTTGCGCTGCATTTCGGCGTGCAGCGTGCGATCGACGTTGGCTGGGTTGATCGGGTTGGCCTTCATGTGCAGCGTATCGTAGTAGGTCCAGGTGCCGCCGGTACCGCCCGGGATCTGAAACTCGTTGCCGTGCATGTCCTTGAAGGTCTGCAGCGGCGAGAGCGGACCGAGGTTCTTCACCCCGTAATGCTCGCCGAATGCCTGCATTTCCTCTGGTGTCAGTTCCTTGAGCTGCTTGCCACGGAAGGTAACATCGACGTTGTCGAGCGGATTGAGACTGCCAGTCGGCGCCGGAAAGTCGGCCGGCGGATTGTTATGGCCGCGCGGTGGCAGCCAGTTGTCGACTGCGGCGACCTCACCCAACTTGCCGGCGCGCGCCGGCGGCAGCCGGGCGCGCACGCCGGCCTCGGCGGTGTCCGTGCCCAGTATCGCGCCCGCGGCCGCGGGGATGGCCCGCCGACCTATTTTGACCGGGTTGAACAGCGTAGTCCCGCCTAACACGTCGTCGGGCGCCAACGTCTCGCCGATCGTATCGGCGACACGCATGCCGGAAAGCAGCGGACGAATGTCGGCAGGACCGGCCTGGCCGCTCAGGCCGGCCGCCACATCGGCGCTGCGCTGCACGCGACCGGCTTGCGCCTGGTCGCGCGCCGCTTGCGCCTGGCCGCGATCATAGGCGCCGAACACGGCGTGCGGCGCATCCTGCATGCGATATTGATCCATCGCCGCCAAGCCGCCCATGCGATAAGCATTGGCGACGTCGGGCTGATCCGGCCAGCGGCTGTCGACCACCTCGTTTGGCCGTTCGATCGGAACGTCGAGATACGGCAGGCCAAACGGATTGTATCGATCCGCCATCAGAATGCTCCCACGGCCCAGAACACGATCAACAGGCAAGTCACCGCCAACCCAATCAGCACGTAGATCGCGATGCGGTCATCCTGGAGCATAATCTACAGTCCCGGCCGACCCGCCGGCGGCGGACGCATCGCGGCCTGCTGCAGCTTGAACTGCTCGGCGGCGCGCTTCTGCTCGCCCTGCTGCACGGCCTGCTGGATCTTAAGCTGTGCGAGCTGCCTGGCATGGTCGAGCTTCTGCGCGTCGAACTGCACGTCGGCCTGCTTGCCCATCATGTCGGCCTGATGCTTCTCGCGATCGGCCAGCGCCTTCATCTGCACTTGCCGCTGCTTGGCCTCCTCGTCGCCCTTCTTGGACTGCAGGTCGGCCAGCTTGATCTTCTCGCTACTGGCAATCTTCGCCTTCTCGTGGCCGTCACGCATGGCCATTTCCGCCTTCTTTAACTCGGCCTCCATTTGATCTTTCTGCGCTGCATGCGCGATCTTCATCGTCTCGATTTCCTTGGCGGTCTGCGCCTGGATCGTGGCCGGGTCCGGCCCTTGCGGCTTCTTGGCCTGATCCAGCATCAGTCCGGCGAGGTCGTCGATCGAGCCTTCGAGGCTGCGGCCGGCACGATAGGGCGCCGTGGTGAACTTGAGCACCTCGCCGCAAAACGCCGCCGACTGCGGCACGGCTCCGACCATCGCGACAAGCTGCGGCAGCAACTGGGCGAGCACCGCGGTGAACTCGCTGCGGCGCTGCTTCTCGGCGTTCTCATCGACCTGGATCGTCGAGTCGGTTTCGATGTCGAGGGTGAAAGCCTTGGTGCGGGTATCGTGAAACAGAACCATCACCTGGTCGAAAGTCGGCTTCTCAAGCACCGCCTTGAGCGCCTTGTGACCCTCGTCGATGATGCCTTGCGCCTGCTGCAGTGCTTGC